AGTCTCGCAACTGCCAGGCTTTCGCCTGCTGATACCTATCAGACTAACCGGAACTCCAATCCCACTGGGCTCTGTACTTGTAGGTTATAAATCGATTTTTGCGCAGTCGAGGAAATTCCTAATGGAGAAAACCATTACAGAACAATCTGCTCCCCCAATATTTATATTGGAAAAGAGGGGTAGAGTCATCCTACCGTCCATTTAAATCTGTAAGACTTGAATTTTTCATGTTATCAGAATTTAATGATAAAATACCATTAAGGTTTGCTGAATACTTAGACACTGACTTTCCTGTTTCTATGATGTTATTTTTCCTAGTGGATTAATAACTAGATTCAAGAGGAGTATTTTAGCCTTCACTAAGATTAGAATAGGTGAACACATATGTTATTGTAAATTAGACACTCGATAACCTCTCAAATTTTCATTTTTGATGAGGAAAATCTTCGGTAGTAAAATTACAAATCAATCAAATGTTACCATCATATCCTTGTTTTCAAGCACCTTCGGTAAGTCCGAAATTAATTGAGAAGATCAACTGGCTCCGAGCATCTGGACGCTATGTTATCATAGACCCTTCAGATGATACATCATTATTGTATCTTAGTGAAAGAGAATATAATAAACTTATTATTAACTCCATAGCTCAAGATCGTACTATTGTGAAAATTAGTACGCCTGATGATAATGCTGATTCAATTCGCGAGAAATTTTCACCGGATTCTTCAACTCCCAATTTTTCTTTTCTATTATCTAGAATGTCCAAACTGGTGTCTATCATTCCTGGTTGGATTGTAAGAGACTCTATGATTTACTTCGAAAGAAATTTCGAATATTTCATCCCATATTATTATAGTGATATAATAACGTGGCTTGGAGTAACATCTTCCAAAACACACAGAAACGCGATCCGGAAATTTTCGGGGAACGTGACTCGGTACTTCTCATTCCGGGGTATTAACCAAACTATATTGGTAATGAAAATTACTTCTATAGTTATTCTTAAATATCTAGGTGGTGAGCGTCTTACGACAACTCAAGACCTAGGTCAAAGAATTAAATTGATTAATGGATTACCTGCAATCCTTCCTGTATTTATGCGACTTCAGATTAGAAATGGTAATACTAATTTTATTAGAATTTACATGACTCTTCTTTATGCCTATAAAGCTATGAAAGGAAAATGGCCTGATCCGGATATCTCTTCAATTGAATCTCCTGCATTTTACTTAAAAGAGAGTTTAGAACATGAGTTATATTCTCTTAGAGAAAAATTCTTTAAAGATTTTGCACCTGGTTCAGTTCCTCAACTTAATGAAGCGAGAGCTCCATTAGTGTTAAAGGCTGGACCTAATGCTAATCCTTCTATAGGAGGGGTTGTTATGGATGCCATTTGGCATTCTACACATCCTTCTTCTACATTAAAAAGATTCTCTTATTCATTATGGGAACAATTCCCTAATGTGAGACCTAACTCTTGGATTCTTATGGATAATACTTATTATGATCTTCTTCAGGCTATTAAACGAGGAACTACATTTAAAGATGTATTTTCCGGGTCTATTAACTTATGGAAGTTCATTACGAAAACATCAAATGTTTTTGAAGGTATTACCTTAGACTCCCCTTTTAATATTGATCACCTTACTATCCTCTCTACTTTTGTAAGAGGTGGTAAGTTAGCGATTAAATTAGAAGCGGCCGGGAAAGTGCGAGTTTTTGCAATACTTGATTATTTCACTCAGTATGCCTTACGGCCTCTGCATGATGATATGTTAAGTATATTGCGGGAACATAAATCCGATGCAACCTACGATCAACTGGGTAAAGTTAAAGAAACTTTATCACAGAATTATCGTACGGCTTATTCTTTTGATCTAAAATCTGCCACCGATCTTATCCCTTCACAATTATATAAAATTGTTTTAGGTCATAGATATGGTGACAGACTTATCCATGATTGGTTTGATCTACTTATAGATCGGGATTTCTTCTTTAATAAAAGAACGAAAACCGCCCCAGCCATGAGTAATTTTAGATACACTAGAGGTCAGCCAATGGGAGCATTGTCTTCATGGCCTGCTTTAGCAATTATTCATCACTTTCTGGTCTTTCTTGCTTGTGAGCGTATTACAGGTTACTCAACTTTCAGAGAATATCTCGTTCTCGGAGATGATTTGGTTATCTTTGATCGAAATGTTGCAAATTCTTACCTTGAAGTATGTCGTGATTATGGTATAACCGTTGGTTTACCTAAGTCCTTCATCTCAGAGCAAGGTTTGTATCAATTCGCTTCTCAAGATGTTTTAATGGGGCAGGTAATTTCTCCTATCCCTTTAAAAGACGCCCTTTCTGCTTCCGCATTCTCATCTTTATTAAATAGTTATTCACTAATTGATAAAAGAATTGAATTTGGACGACGTATAACTGATAAGTTAGAGTATGTACCCAATACAATCATGTCCTTTATAAGAACACAATGTACTGAATATCAGTGGAGAGTTCATAGTAAAGCATTTCTTAGAGGTGTAATACCTCAAGAAATAAGAGATGTCTTATTATTAAAACTTTTACAAGATTTTAAATCTGATAAAAATATCTTCACGCTAGATAGAGTAATTGCAGCTTGTGCTGGAGATTACAGTCTTATTGCGCAAGGTAATAAGCTATCCCTTTCTTCTCGTGAACGGGCAAACTGGATAATTGCTTTTTACGATCGTATTATATGCGATCTTAATAACAAATTATCAGTTATAACTCGTTACAATGAAGGAAGAGATAAGTTGTTTAGATCTCCTTATTCATCCATTTCATCTTTCTTGTGGGAAAGTATATTACGTCATGTAATAGATCTTTTCCTAGAAGACTATGAGGATATAAAAGAAGAACATGGCCAGCTAGTCCCTCGAGTAAACAATTTAATTGAATACTGGAGAGCCGAAGATAAATTAGAGAAAGATTCAGATCTATTTCTTCATTTTATATACATTGAGAAACTTTTCGATTTGTATATGAAAATTAATTCTTTTGGAACTAATATCAATTTAACTCAGAAAGTAATTTCTCGAGTACGGAATGGTAGACCTAGTTACTTCCTCAGATTCCAGCTTTCTGAGTTCTCGGAAGAGAAAATCAAAAAAG